GTGTAACTGTTTGACTTGGATTTACACCAGCACGGCTTTGTTCAGCAACATCCTTACGTACTTTAATTGAACTTTGTACATCACGCTCGATAGCATCTAACATAGTAACAAGTTGTGGACCAGTTAATGAACTTATTAATGCACCACTAAATCCACCTGCTTTTTGACTTGCTGCAATGTCTCTGGCAAGTGCTTCTGGCAATACATTTGGATACGCTGCATTAATCTTACTTAACTTGCTAATGATAATTGCCTGCTGAGCCCCTGGAATGAATTGTGCCATAGCAGCGGAAGTTTTACCCGTGTATGCATCATTATTAAGCATTGTACGAATATCGTTCATATATGGCTTAACTACAGCATTGTAGTTAATTTCATTTTCCTTATTAGCAAGTTGTTTAACTGCTTGGTCACGCAATTCTATTTCTCGTGTAGGATTAGCAGGAAGTGTTTGACCACTTGCACTTGTAATATTTGCTCTGCTTAAACGTTCTTGCCCGTCTGCATTAAGTGTTGGTCCCACTGACTGGGTTTGCTTAATATTACCTGCGGCAATTGCTGAATTACGCATCGCAGTTTCACGACCACCAACACCTTCGTGTATGATAATTGCTGCTGCAACTTTATCCAACACTTCTTTGTTGCTAAAGTCTAACTTTTGGTCGGGTGCAATACCTGTACGTTGCGATAAATGCTTAATATATGCCTCGGTGTTGTTTTCACTTGCAGGAGCATATTTCTGTACTGCCTGTGCAAGTGTAAGCCCGTTATAGTTTTTAACTAAGTTTGCTTTACCCGCAGCAATGCCCTGCTCAACAGTTTCGAACTGTTGAAAGCCGTACTGACTGCCACCATTTGTAAGTGCCATCGGGTTAGATGGGTTAATGCTACGTTGCTTAACAGTTTGCGGATTAACATTACCACGACCACCTCCAGCATTAGCAATTGGAGCAACATTAGCAGGTGCTACAGCTTGCGGTGTAGGTTGTGAGCCATACTGTGGTACAGGTGGAGCATCCTTAACAATAGCCTTAGTAATAGCTTGCGCTTCTGTAGCCTTAGACCGGTCAACAACATTACCTAAGTATTTGCCGTATGCAGCTTGCATTTCCTTAGTCATGTAAGGGAACATAGCCTGCACACTCATTTTGTTTAGCTCTACATCTGGTGGTAATGGAGTGTTTGAAGCTGCTGCCTGTGTCTTAAGTTGTAAACGTGCCATTTTAGACTCAATTGAATTTGCGTCGTATAGACGTTTCTTAAAGTCTAAGTCTACTTGGTCACCTTCAGTCTTTTGACCTGCTTGCTTTAGTTCCTCGATACTCTTACCCTGAGTTACTGGAAACTCTGCTGTTGTCTTGTTTTGTTCCTTAACTTGCCCGGCTGCTGTAATACCTGCTGTTGCTTGTGTTTGTTTAGCCTTTTGTGCATCGATGCTCATTAACTTATTGTAAGCATCCAAGTCGTCCCACCCGCCCTTAGTCTTGGATGGATCACCACCGCCGGCTGCTTGCATAAAGTTGCCCATCCCGCGTCGCATCGCTGTTTCACCATATCGCTGCGCATAATCAGCATTTGCAGCATCTATTTGTCCTGGGTCGAACTGATTCATTAATGTACTTGCAGGAGCATTAGGATTTCTTTGCTGCATAGTAGTGCCTTCATATGCACTTTGCATATTAGTTGGCATTTTACTTGGCAGAGTTTTAAGGATAATTTGTGCTACTTGTGATGGGTCCATCTGTGCCAATCCTGGTGCGGATTCTACAACTTTATCCCATCCTGATATAATCGCATTGTCGTCCAAGTCTGGTCGAGCGTTTTTAATAGCCTTATAAGCCATTCCTGAAATTTGTGCCATCTTATTTTCCTTCTAATTTTTTAATGCGATCATGCTGGTTAGCAAGTACCGCAAGCGCATTACTTAACGCGTCTGGGCGTTGAATAACTTTACCGGCTGGGGTATCAATAACACTATCCTTCATACCATGTTCCATATCTTGTGCCATTACACCATGTTGCTCTTGGTCATTGCCACGATATCTGTACTTATAGCCGGTAAGCTTTGCCATCATTGTATCTACATCGTCATCTTGAAGTTCTCTCTTATCAGTCTTCATACGTTCATCGCTGAACATACCCCATAACTTACTACCAATGTCTACAACTTTGCCAATTGTATTTGCAGTGTTGCTACCGCTCGATCCTGTAGTTGCTGCCGGGGCTGTTGCTGCTGCATTACCGCTGCGAGCCATTTGCTCCCCGGCCATCTTAGCAATTGCAGAACCCGCACCAATTTGTGCCTTACTTGCATTTGTAGCGCGGGTCATGTCATTTGCAAATTGCTGATTAGCAACTTGTAATGGCATTGTAGCTTGCTGGTTACGAATACCTGTATTAGTACCTTCGATAGTATTACGTGTATTGAAGTTGGCCATGTTAGCCGCTTGCTGCGCACCCTGGTTAGCAAGATTCATTGAGTTTCTTGCAGTAGCATTGAAATTATTTACAGCATCCTGTGCTTGTGCCTTCCTTGCTTGTTGGTCAAACTGTGATGTGTTTAGCGCACTGTTACCTTGCATTCCTGCTTGAATTGCTGCTAATGCTCGTGCTTGTGCAGACTGTGCAGTTTGTGCTCCAGCCATCGCATTTGCATTAGCACCGCTTTGTACGCCGCTTAGTCGTGCTGCTAATTCAGTCCCTGTGCCTGCATTACCTTGCATTTGCATTTGCTGAATTTGTGCTGCTCTGTCTTGTGCAGTTTTAGCACTTGTTTGGTTCATCGTTTGTGCAAGTGCAGCACGATCAGCATCCGTCATTCCACCATCTGTGCCAATTTGACTTAAACGAGATAATGCATCACGTTGACCTTGCAAACTTGCAGCGTCTGTGTTTACATTATTCATTCCACTTGCTTCTTGCAATGCAGCCTGTGCTTCAGCAGGTGTCATTAAGCCTTGCATTACTTGCAAACTTAGTTGCGGAATAAGTGCTTGTAGATTTGGGCTATTTACACCGGCAATAACATTGCCACCGCCCTTAAGCATCTCAATTGCTTTATCCTGCAATCCGCCGGATTGTAAGTTGTTAAGCCATGGTGTTGCAAGTGTACCAAGTAATGGAATAGCAGCTTGTTGAATTAAATTACCTAAGCCGTCGTACCAATTACCTTGCGCATCCTTTTGAGTTGCGCCGGCTGGAGGCGTATCCCAACTGCCGTTGGCAGAAGTGTCTCCGCCATATTGCGGTTGTGCCTTATCCCAACTGCCATTAGCAGAAGTGTCCCCGCCATAGTCATCCTGCCATAACGGGTTACCATAAATGTCTTCTGTCCATGCCATAATCTTATTCCCTTTTATTATTTATTAGTCTTATCGGCGATCATTTTACCGATAAGTGCTAACGTTGGTTCAGCAATAGCACGAAGTGTCTTATGTAATACATTACGTTTCTTACCTGCTACTTCGTTTTGAATATCTGATGTACGGTTCTTGCCAATCCATATTAGTGAGTTTCTAACCACTTTGTTTGTCCAACCATCGCCTGCCTTGAATCCGTAGTTAACCAGCGGCAGGAATACTTTATGATAACCTTTCTGATGTGATGTAGTTAAGTGTGTGGACGAATATTTTAGCCATACTTTGTTTTCTCTATATGGCAGACCATACATATCATTCATAGCAGTGCAGATAATCTTATCACCACCACCACCACCTCCACCGAATCCTTGCCCTTGGTTAAGTCCATCTGGTCCATCTGGGCTAGCTGCTGTGGCAGCGGTGGAGCCTGGGTTGCTGTAACCACCATCATCATTGACATCGAATCCTTGCCCTTGGTTAAGTCCATCTGGTCCATCTGGTCCACCTGTTGCTGCACCACCTCCACCCATTTGGAAGTTGGCTTCGTTCTCTATTGCTTGCGCATCCATTTGATTTCTTGCTCTGCTTGGACCTTCTACTGCATCTGCGCTTGGACCTTCTTGTGCTCCAAATGCTGCATTAATACCCATTGCGGCTAGTCCACCGAGTGTTCCAGCGATCATATTACCAATACTATTGGCTTGTCCCATAGTTACGCCAGTGTTTGTTGTTCCCACAGCACTACTTGAATCGTTACCATAATTAGTACCATCACTGTAACCACCATCTGCACCGCTAGGACCATCACCACCCTGCTCGCCACCACCTAAGTTACCGTCATATGTATTGCCTGGGTTCTGTGCTTGAATTGCTTCCAATTGCTTTTGCAATATTTGCTTCTGTTCCTCTGACGCTTTATTAGCATTAGCATTAGCAGTCATTTGCTGTAATGCAGCTTGTGCGGAACTTGAATTTAATTGTGCTCCATATCCGCCATATCCACCTTGTAATGCAAGCGGGTTATTCCCTGTTAATTGTGCAAGTGCAGCCAAGTTACCCTTTTGTGCTTCAGTAGCAACATCTGCTGTTCCTAATGTACGCGCAGTTGAACCAGTTAAATAATCTGACAGATTAATACCTGCTCCACCTGCTGCTGCATTGGAGTTGATACTACCTGTAAGTGAATTGAATTGATCTTGTGTAAGTCCCATACGTGCAAGCATAGCAGGATCTGCTGCTGAACGTGCTGTTGCATTACCACCTTGGGATCCGCCACCCCTATTACCGTAATATTCGGGACCAAGGAATCCGGTGCTCCACTCACCATCAGCAGGATCTGCTGCTGAACGTGCTGTTGCATTACCACCTTGGGATCCGCCACCCCTATTACCGTAATATTCGGGACCAAGGAATCCGGTGCTCCACTCACCATCAGCAGGATCTGCTGCTGAACGTGCTGTTGCATTACCACCTTGGGATCCGCCACCCCTATTACCGTAATATTCGGGACCAAGGAATCCGGTGCTCCACTCACCATCAGCAGGATCTGCTGCTGAACGTGCTGTTGCATTACCACCACTTATGCTACTTAAATATGCCTTTAGATCAGCATCCCTGTTTTCAGCATTAAGCGCAGTTTGTTGTGCGGTTAATTGGCTACCAATTGCACTACCAATGTCAGTTACACCTTGGTTTAGTCTACCAAGTGCTTGTTGGCGTGTAGCTTGCCCAACACCACGTGCAGTATTAACATCACCCTGCAAGTTAGTTGCACGGTCAAGAAACTCTCCACCCAATGGCTTAATTGTATTTGCTGCATCAGCAACTTTATTATAAACTGGGCTGTTTTGTACTAAGAACTGGTTAAGGTTAAGTCCACCTGAACTTGTCTGTGTGCCACCTGGTTGGTTTACAATGTCGCGAATTAAACTTGTTCGTCCGCCAACATTGCCGGAGAATTGTGCCTTATCCTGAGCCTTTGTAAGTGCTGAATATGCATCCTGTCCACCTTGCACATCGCCGAAGTTTTGTGGCCCACTATATCCACCTGCTAATTGCTTAGTAAGGTCAACGTTACCTAAAAAGCTTCTTGCATTATTAGCAGCACTATTAAGCAATCCGGAGTCGTATTGTGTTGTTCCTTGGTCTACTGCTGTTTTAAACTGGTTTGTACCTGTTTCCATTGCATTTCTTGCATCAGTGCCGGCACCTTCTACTACACCAGCTACTCTGTTACCCAGTCCTTGCGCTCCACCTGCATTTGCGCTTAAATAACGCTGCAAGTTAGTAAACGAACCTGAACTTTGTGGTGCTTGTGATGTTGTACCAGTCGAAGACGGTGTATCAATTGTTCCAGCTGCTGAGCTGAGTATTGGGTTATACTCCAACGGATCTTGCGTGCCTTCATTTACATTTTGATTTCTTATAAATGCCATATATTATCCTTATAGTGCTAATAGCACAATATTGTATTTCGTGCTTGCTGTTAATCCTGCAATGTATTTAACAGTTACAGTTGCCGGGCTTGTATTAATATTTAATACCCAACTTGTTATGCTAATTGGCGTCAATAATGCAGTGCCTGCTACATCTACTATGCTTCCAATTAGCAAACACGTAGGTGTACCGCCTCCTGTATAGTTATACACAATAGAATTGAACCCGCCTGTTGCATAATCACTTGGTGTCACAAACGTTGCTGTGAGTTTTTGCCCTTGAACATTTTGACCAATAGTTAATCCTTTAGTTAAGGATTGAATAGTGCCCTCACAAAACAAGTTAAGAGGTGCAAACATTTGGTTAGCCCAATTCGGGGCTTTATCGTAGTCCGATATTGTAAAACGCCTAAATACTGGTATTGCCATTATTTCTGCCTACTGGAAGTATTTTTATAGAACAACTCTAATCCTGACCATCCAAATTCGGTAAATGCTTCGGCATTGGTTAGGTTAACATAAACCCATCCGGCACGTTGCACTCTCTGCGGAACATAACGTCGAATTTTACCTTGTCCGCTTGGCCCACCGCCCCATGGAGTAACTCCCCAAGGATCAATACCCCAACCGCCTGTCCTATTAGGAATAAGATAATCCTCTTGTGGCGTACCTGTTGTATTGCTACTCATACGGCTTACAATTTGACTAAAGTCTTGCTTAGTGAATATGTAAACAATTTCACTGTATTGCTTATTCATACCTGGGTTTTCGCAGTCTATTTGAATTGTTTGCACTTCAGTATATACTGGTGTATATATTACAACATTACCTACTGTCCAATTTTGTATTTGGCTCATAGTAAGTGTAGTTTGTGTAAGCCCAACTGAAATATCTGTAATACGCGCAACTGCACCTGTTAGAGTTTGTGTAACTGTCCAACCTGGAAGTAACTCTACACCCGGTGGTAATGCTGGATTATCAATAATAATAGTCTGTAAATTACCGGCTGTAGTATTGTTAGTTGTGTACTCATTATCAGCAAAGTCTGCTTGTGTAAATGTTTTACGTTCTTGGTAAACATAACTACCCAATGTTGGTGCTGTATTTCGGCTGCCGAGATATAATCTGCTGTCGCCACGGAACACAAGTCCACACGAAACAGCAAGTGTCCAACGTGTCCATACTTCAGTAATGTGATTATACACATACTGCTGACGTGCTTGCACATCGACTGAACTTGTTGGCATATTTAATATGTACTTCCTGTCCGATTGGTATGCAATACCCCACGCAGTTGCCTTTAAATTTGGAAACAATGTAGGGCTTGTATTCTCGATAATAGTTTTATCCAATACGAATGACATAATTTGACTATCTGAGTCGCTTAATGCAACTACACCTTGGTCACTTAGAAAGTAAACTTTGTTGTCCAATTCTGCTGCTGTATTTGCTGCTAAAATTCTTACGTTATAATCAATAGGAGTAATTGTAAATGGAGGAGCTGCATTGCTTATACGAAAAATACCGTCTTGCTTCAGCACCATTATACCGTCTCGCAGCGGTATAACACGCACAATTGGAGCATTGGCACTACCTACTTCTATGTAGTTAACAAGCGGTACAGCTTCTGGCTGGTTGAACTTACTAAAGTAAATCCTGTTTGGTCGTTCGTCGTTAGTTGAAGTAATTGGTGTTGCTTGTTCCCACGAAGCTGCTCTACTTACAGTAATAGCAAAACTATTCTTTGTAAGGCTAAGTCTGTTGAAACGTAACTTGCCTGGTAAATCGTTTCCTGTTGATGTATAATAGCAATCTAACGATGTGTTAGTTGCATAGGCATTAGCTATTAGTGCAATGTTGCTTGCAGTTACTTGAATATCTCCACCTGGATTTGTACCACCACTATCTTGCACTGCAAATTCGCCAAGTGCTGCATTATTTGCAGCGGCACCTGTAAGTGTAAACACATTACCACCAAATTCACTCATAGTAAATGTGATAGTATCACCAATTAATAATGCATCTGGTCCGTTACTTGCACCTGCTGCAATAAGTGTAATTTCAGCATTATGTAAGTTACGTGTATTTGCATAGAAAGCGTATTGCTTGAATGTACACACATCTAATGCCCAAGGTGGTCGATAATTGGATTGCAATATACCATCCTGGCCGTTGTTTGTATACAACGATGCACCCTTTAATGTGTCTGGTGTAATATCACTAATTGTAATACTTGCCGCTGCTGTGCATACATCTTCATAAACAAGTGCCATTTCGTCATCTGGTTCTGTTGCTAAGTTTGGGCTTGCTTCGCTTCTATATACTTGGAAGAAGAAGTTAAGCGGGTTAGCTTGAATCTCTTTTGGAGTTTGAAATGTAAGGGCTACGTTATCCGAATTTGCACTTGGATTTTGTACAACAATTCTACTTGAAGGAGCACCAAGTATTAACTGTTGGTTTGCATCCTTATATCCAAATACAACTCTGTAAGCAATATTTGTAAGAGTTGGTAAAAAGCCGCTTGGATCGCCTGCAACTACACCTGTGCCGGATAATCCAGGAGGTGCACCTGCTAAACGTGGTGTGCCAGATGGGCTATCCAGCCGATATGTACCTTCGCCTGTTAGAAAGTAGAAGTTCTTATTGGTTTCTACTGCGCGTACTCTACTTTCTGGATTATTAGTATCCGGAACTGTATAAACACCTGCATATGCACCATATACACCATTACCTAATAGGTCGTCGTATAATAAGTTGTCCGTGCCATGCAATAACTTAACGCCTGCATATTGGAACATACTACTTGCATTTGTATTAATTGTTGAGAATGCATTGCTGAATCCCCTGCGTGTTGCAACAACGGATGGGCGATCAATTACAACGTTATTTGCAATCGTGAGTGCACCAGTTGGAGCGTTATTTCCAAATGTGCTTGGATTAAGGAATAACCCTTTAATCGCAAGTATAATACTTGTCGGTGTGCCTGGTTGAGCCATAATATCCTTATCTACGTCCTACTGTACCACGTGCTCGGCTTGCTTTAAATGCCGAGTTAGTTGGTAACAGTTTAACTGGTTTGCCAATTACACGCGGGGCAATCATTTTTAGTGCCATTCCAAGCATATCGCTAAATTCTGTACGTGCAACTTTCCACCCTTCTGAATCTCCTGCTGCATGTATACACATTTCAGCTGCCTTTTGAACAAGTGCGGGTAGAACTTCTTTAGGAATGTTTTGTGCAAACACTGAATAGCCTCTTAGCGCAATCCAATCCCCTACTGCAATCCCTGCACCTGTACCTGCTGGTAGTGTTAATACGTTACCGCCTGAAATACTTGTGAGTAGTACATCATCCAATGGAGGGAATGAACCGTATACAACTGTATTCTGTGTCATATCGGGGCAATAGTCATGCGGTGCAGTGCCTTTAATAGCGTTAATGCGAGTTACGCCGCTAATCCATGTATTTTGCACCTTGTCGATTGTTACAACATCACCTACTACGTTTGTTACAAGTCCTGCATTCGCAACAAGTGTTAAATCTGCTGGAGCGCGTTGAAATGTAATGCGTATAATCTTGTTATTTGCAAGCCCATATGGGAATATTTGTACTTGGTTACCTTGTAGGAAGAATCCGCCCACTGCTGCTGTTTGGTTATTATAACTCATACTCCAGTTAATATTACCAAAGTTCTGTGCTGCTGCTTGAGTAGGTGTAAGTCTTGGTAGATTATAGAAACTGCCATCGTTGCCCACTAAGTAAATGTCACGTAAACGCATACCAACACTTTCGCCTGGAATGTATATTACGTTTGTTACGTTTACTGGTGGATTACCCTCGCCATAGCTTGGTTGTACTGGCATCGTAAAGTCTCGTGTAACAACAAAGTGTTCCTCGAGTGTTGCCTCTATTGCTGGAACAATAAAACCTTTAAGACTTTGATCTAGATATTCTAATAGTACGGATTCAGAATATGCAGCACCACTGTCTGGAAGGGTTTCTTTATTTTTGACCCGTGTTAGTAGATCGTCAGTTGTATCTGCCATAATGCTCCTTACTTACGGGCAAAGAAGTCTTTCATGCTTTGCTTAGACTTTTTACCCTCATCTTCGTCTTCTGTTTCTTCGTCCGTTAGTTCTTTGTCTGCGTCGTAGTCCATCGATTCAGCACGTTCTGCAGCATTATCCAGTACATCACCTAAGCTTTCGCCTGGCTTGCCTGATATAATGTCAACTGACATAGACTTAGGCTTTATTTTCTCACCATCTTGACTCATCATAAAGCCTTTAAGTAAGTCGAGTACGTCACTCTTCATTTTTGTTGATTTGTCCATATGTCCCCTTGTTGTATTTAGTTGTTTAAAATTCTCTCTATTACGCCGCATTGATAACAGCCCACCCAACAGTTCCAGTGTCTGTAGCTGAACTGCTTGTAATCACAAATGAAACGTTTGGTGTTAGCGATCCGTATCTCAACATACCTTGTGTTCCACCAATAGTTTGATGTGTCAGTTGTATAATACTACCTGCACGAACAGATGTTGTGAAAACAGTGACAGTACCCGAAACTAATGTACTAGTTCCTGTAGTTATGTAAGGATTAGAGTTTACACTCACTCCACTTGAAGTAATCTGGATACCTACGTTAGTCCCGGCGTGTATTTTAACTGTGTCACTAACGTTTGCAACAGATAATAAGTTACCAATTAATACGTTGTTGCTGCCTGTAGTTAACGAGCTAGCAGCAGATGTTCCAAGTACTAGGTTGCTGGCGCCGGTAGTAATTCCATTGGCTACATAATTGCCAACAAGTAAGTTATCCGAGCCATTTGTGCTGCTTTGACCAGCCCGGGCACCAATGGCGATATTGCTTCCGCCTGAGATTAAATTTTCTAAAGCCCGGCGACCGATTGCAACGTTTTCTGAAGCATCAACTGCATTATACAACGCGCGAAATCCGATTGCGGTGTTGTTTATACCGTTTTGTAAGTCCATCATGGCCTCAACACCTATAGCAGTGTTATTATAACCGAGAGTGTTACTAAACAATGCGTTTACACCAACTGCTGTATTTGATTGTCCACCAAACGGTGATAAGTCGAGTGGGTTAATTCCGTTAGTATTACTAGATAGTGCTGCATGACCTACAGCAGTTGAGTTGGCTCCTGCTGCAAGAAGCGTCATTGCGTTTACACCAAATGCTGAAGTCCCATTTGGACTTGAATTTGTATACCCAACAAGTGAACTACCAGTTCCACTGGCAGCGGCTGTGATACGCCCTTTGCTATCAACTGTAACATTGGCAGCGGTGTAACTTCCTGCAACTACAGCCGTATTTGCAAGAGTTGCTGCAAAGGTACCAGTTCCTGTTCCAGAGACATCACCTGTCAGTTGAATTGTTTGGTCGCCGGTATTGGATCCACTAGATGATCCAGAGATATTTGCACCAGTGACGTTACCGGATGCAGCCACGCTTGTAGGAGTTATTGCACCTAAACCAATTGCAATTGCAGGTACAGTTGTAGGGTTAGTTACTACTACAGTTACACCCTGTGTTGATGTGCTGCTTACACTTGTTACGGAACCGCCACCTGAAACTAATTGCCAACTTGTATCAGTTCCGTCAGTGTAAAGTACCTTACCATTATTCGTGGCTTGAGATGGTGCTAGAGCATTAAATGCAGCGTTAGCAGTGGTTTGGCCAGTTCCACCTTTTGACAATGGCACTGTTGCTAAGGTTGTTGCAAAAGAACCGCTGCCGCTGCCGGTTACATCACCTGTTAATGTAATTGTTTGGTCACCAGTGTTGGTTCCCGAACTTGCACCAGTAAAAGTTCCACTTAAACTACCAGAAAAGTTTGTTCCGCTGAGTGCACCTGTTGCTGCTACACTGGTTGGAGTGATAGCGCCAAGACTTAATGTTAGATTTGGAGTAGTAGTTGGAGTTGCAACTATGCCTGTAATTCCATTTGCATCTGTAAAGCTGAATCCTACAACTGAACTTACGCCGCCAACTGTTGCCCAATTAAGACCGGTTGGGTCGCTTGAATCTGCTTGTAACACTTGCCCGTTTAAGCCAACGCCTAAGCGTGTGTTTGCTGTAGAAAACGTGTAAATATCGCCCTTAGTTGTAAGGGGACTAGCACTTGCACCCCCAATTGGAGCACCGTTGAAATATAACGCATTTCCAACAACATACAACGATAAATTCGCTGTGTCCGTTGCATTACGCCAGGCCATTGCTTCCGTATTTGTTAAACGGATAACGCCTGTGCTTGAAGCTGGATTAAGACCACTACGGAAATATGGGCTTGCTATGCCATAGTTTGGTCCAAAGTTTACTTCGCTTTGTAACGGGAATGGTCCACCAGCAAGTGTAAGAACACCGCCACTACCTAATGCGATTAAGTAGTTAGATACTTCCTGTCCCCAGCCTTGTTCGCCAGTGGCTGGGATTAAATACGGAATTCCGTTTAATGTGACTAATGTGCTCATTTACTTTCCTTGTTGTCTTTATACGCTTTATACCAGCCATATCCTTTTTCGATTATCAGCATTATAAACCATAAGGCTGTAATTATTAATACCCAATCTGCTAATGCTACTCCAATAAAAGATAGAACTGGCACAGCGGTGGCACTGGTGGTTATACCAGTTTTGATTATAGTTATATCAGATATAGGTTCGAGTTTCATATTATGCATATACTCCTCCATACCAAAATGCTGATACTGGCATGGTTTGACTTGAAAATGTTGATCCACCATTAGTTGAATATTTATAACTGGTTGTAGAACCTGACGGACCAGGTAAAAACACAACTTTGTCATTGGATCCGCTATAATCGCTAATAATTACCGATTGAGTGCAGTTCGTACTAACTGCCGTAGTACCAGATATAGCGGCACCCCATGCACTGGTTAAATTAGTGCTGCCGGAAATTACTGTTTCATATGTGCCACTAATTGTATTATAACGATACCAAGAAAGTATATAGGAATTCTTATTAGCCCCGATTGCATAAACGGCCGGAGTAGTAAGACTCGGTGATGCAGTATAGTTGGACTCAGTCCAACTCGTTCCATTTGTCGAATATAAGTATCTGCCTGTAAAACTTGCATCTGCTCCGGCTTGCCCAATTAACCAATAACCGTTGTTGTATTCGGGTTTTGTTAATGCTTTTGAAACTCCAAGTGTATGCCTTAGAGTAAAATTACTTTGATCAGTTGCAGAATATACCTTGCCTGTTGTTGTTACAGCGATGAATAATCCATCAGCGAAAGTGATATTCGAGAATTTCTCTGGTGGAGAAAATGTAGACCAAGTAAGTGCGTTGCTTGAATAGATATTATTAGTTGTTGAATTTGTTCGTAACCCAATGTATATACCATTACCATATGCTAAGCCAAAAAACGGAATTGATGAAAATGCCGAACTCGTAGTCCACGAAGCGCCCCAGTCATAGGATATCTTTGTTGTGGTAATAGACCCTGTTGCTGCAACCACAAGAGTCCCAGCAGCTGGGCCTGCTGCCACGCCACCTAAGGTGCTAAATCCCTTTGTTGGGCCGGCAGTCCACGATCCTGTAGATCCATCATCTGACCTATAACTGAAATTATTGTTTCCAAAAACAATAAATTTTCGTCCGGCTGGTGTCGCCGCCATTAATAATGAAACTGCACCCATTATGTTAATCCTGTTCCTGTAATGATCCAATTCGTAGATGTAATCTTTAATGCTGTCGCAACACTATATTGTGCCATTGAACGAGTTCCTGTTGTTCCTGCTCCACCCAAGTACAATGTATCTGTTGTTATCGCTACTGAAACTACTTGTGATGTCATATTGACGAAACTCAATGTAGAACCAATTGGATATGCTACAGATCCATTTGCAGGAATTGTAAATGTTCGTGCATTTGCATCACTGGCAGGGTGAAAGATATGTTTACTGGCATCATCTAATACGCAAGTATAGTTGGCTGATTGGCTATTTTGTGCAATCCCTGTATTAACAACTTCTACCCAAGCCCCACCAAAGTATTTCATCAACTTACCGTCGGTAGTATTGACTACGAATGGAATCTTGCTTCCCACTGTGAAACCCACTGGATCTATTGGTACACCTGTTGGCACAGTTTGCACAGTTTGCAACCATAGAAACCCTTCTGTGGATGCAGCCGGTAATGCGGAAGTGTAACCTAATACAATGTTTGGATTTGTATCTACTGAAATTGTTAGTGCCTTAGCAGCAGCGTTTCTAAATACCATCGGCAATGCTGTGCCGGTTCCGCGCTTATAGGATTGCAAATATCCTTCGGTCGATGAACAAGCGATAAGCATTGCTCCGCAGTTATTAATATCGCTGTTATTCTGCACATTGAGGCCAGTGTCAGTGCTAGTACCGTTTGGTGCAAAAATTGGTGCAGTAAATCCATTTGTTGTACTGGTTTGAAATACTAACCTATTACTTGCAGTGCTATTTGACATATCGGCAGTTATTCTGCGTGCTGTGCCAACTAATTCTATATTACCAGTTACTCCAACCTTCGATCCATCCCAAATAAGGTTGCTACTTGCACCGAATGCACCAGCATTGTTGAATTGAATTTCTGTATTGGCACCAGCTGGTGTTCCTCCACTGCCATTGGCTGCCAATGTAATTCTTCCCTGTGCATCAATTGTGATATCTGCATTGGTGTAACTTGCTGCTGTTACTGCTGTGTCTGCTAAGTCAATGGTGCCAGATGAAGTAATTGCTCCGCCATTTAATCCAACTCCGGCAGTTACTGATGTTACCGTTCCAGTATTATTAGTGTATCCTGCTGGGTTAGTGTCGTCATATGGAATAAATGTCAATGCATCTGTTACATCCAAACTTGTTAATGTAACTGCTCCAGTTCTTGTATTGAAACTTGTTACGCCACCTGCTGTGCCATTGGCTGCCAATGTAATACGCCCTTGTGCATCCACTGTGATATCTGCATTGGTGTAACTTGCTGCTGTTACTGCTGTGTCTGCTAAATCAATTGTGCCAGATGAAGTAATTGCTCCGCCATTTAATCCAACTCCTGCAGTAACTGATGTTACCGTTCCAGTATTATTAGTGTATCCCGCTGGGTTAGTGTCGTCATATGGAGTAAATGTCAATGCATCTGTTACATCCAAACTTGTTAATGTAACTGCTCCAGTTCTTGTATTGAAACTTGTTACGCCACCTGCTGTGCCATTGGCTGCCAATGTAATACGCCCTTGTGCATCCACTGTGATATCTGCATTGGTGTAACTTGCTGCTGTTACTGCTGTGTTCGCGAGTGTTGTTGCATTTCCAATTGAGGTTACATCACCTGTTAAGTTAGCATTAGTGATAACCGTTGCTGCGAAACTTCCTGTTCCGGAACCTGTTACGCCGCCGGTTAATGTGATAGTTTGATCACCAGTGTTTGTGCCTGAGAGGTTACTACCTGTAACTGTTCCTGATGCTGCTACACTTGTTGGAGTTATTGCCCCAAGTCCAACTGTGATTGCTCCACTTGTTGTAATTGGGCCGCCCAAACTTGTTACACCATCTGCACCAGTAATATCGATGCTTGTTACGGTTCCGCTACCGCCGCCGGTGCCATTGGCTGCTGCTGTAATTCTGCCGTAGGCATCTACTGTTATATCTGTTAATGTATATGAACCTGGAGTTACTGCTGTCGTATCTAAGTCTACAGTAATTGCCCCACTTGTTGTGACAGGGCTTCCGCTTGAAGTAATTCTGCCTGCTGTGCCGTTTACTGTTACACTTGTTACCGTTCCAGTATTATTAGTGTATCCCGCTGGGTTAGTGTCGTCATATGGAGTAAATGTCAATGCATCTGTTACATCCAATGATGTAAGAGTAACTGCGCCAGTTCTTGTATTGAAACTTGTTACGCCACCGGCTGTGCCATTGGCAGCCAATGTAATACGCCCTTGTGCATCCACTGTGATATCTGCACTTGTATATACACCTGGTGTGACTGCGGTGTCTGCTAAGTCAATAGTGCCGCTGGCAGTAATTGCTCCGCCATTTAATCCAACTCCGGCAGTAACTGATGTAACAGTTCCAGTGTTGGTTGTGTAACCTGCTGGGTTAGTGTCGTCATATGGAGTAAATGTCAATGCATCTGTTACATCCAAACTTGTTAATGTAACTGCTCCAGTTCTTGTATTGAAACTTGTTACGCCACCTGCTGTGCCATTGGCAGCCGATGTAATTCTTCCTTGTGCATCAATTGTGATATCTGCACTTGTATATACACCTGGTGTGACTGCTGTGTTTGCTAAATCAATTGTGCCAGTTGTTGTAATTGGCCCACCTGTTAATCCAATACCTGTTGCTACACTGGTAACCGAACCAGAACCAGTACCTGCTGCATGCCACGCACTGTTTGAATAGAAATATAATCTATCGTTTGCATAGTCGATTGTAATGGGATTCTTACCACTATAACCACTTGGAACTGTAGGGACACCGGTTGGTGTCCCATTCATCGAGTTTAAGTATACGAATCTATCTGTTGCAGTGGTGGTTAATGCTGCGGTACCGCCCAATACTACGTTACCTAATGGTTCAATTCTAATACCACGTAATCCGCTTGACAACATAGTGAGTGGAATTGCTAATCCGGTTCCGCGCAAATTTGTATCTAGATTTGCACCAGTTGTGCTTACGCTAATGGATAATAGGGATCCATTAGCAATAGCACTATCTGTTTCTAATTGAAAGAACGCGGAAGTAGAAGTGCCATTTGGTACCACTTCTATTATAGTGGCTGTATTGAGTTGGTTTGTTTGGAATGCTGTTCTATTTGAGCCTGTACCACTGAATTGTGCTTGTATTCTGCGTGCGTTTCCGATTATATTGCTGTTACCAGTTACACCTAATGTTGAACCATCCCACGTTAAATTGGCACTGCCGCCGAATGCGCCGACATTGTTGAATTGAATTTCTGTGTTTGCTCCACCTGGTATAGTACCACTACCGTTACTTGCTGCTGTGATGCGACCATATGCATCAACTGTCAAATTTGGGTTTGTGTATATAGCAGGAGTTACTGCTGTTGTAGCTAAGTCTACTGTGATAATGCCGCTTGATGTAATTGGGCTACCACTTGATGTAATGCGTCCAGCAGTACCATCTACTGTTACGCTTGAAACTGTCCCGAATACCAATGGCGGGCCTAATACGCCGCTGTTTAAAACTCTTACAACTAAGTTATTGCTGTTATCTAATGATAACCATCCAGCGTTACCGGTTGTCGTATTTGTTAGACCATGCACATATGGATCACCTGGAGTTGGGCTGCCGCCTGCAGTTGGATATAGTGCTGATGCTACTAAATTTACATATTGAGTTGTAGCTGCTGAATAATTGGTGTCACCAGTAGTAGGCCACAATACAGTCTGCCCTGAAACTATTACGGGTGTTGTCATTGTTAATCCTCGAAATTTATACTATATTTATGCAAATGATAAAGCCCCAGTCCTGTTAAGGATATGGGGCTTGTTACAAGTTAATTAATTAAAATGTAATACCAGTGAACTTCACGCATGATGCTGGCTTCTCAACCAATAGCGACTGTGCGCTATATAGGCGGAATGTAAAGCCTGCTGTGCTTGGATTCTGGATGAACACTTGACCATTGTCTGTACCTGGGATATTGAAGCTAACTTCAGTTGATCCAATACGTACTGCACGGTCTGTAGGTAACATAAAAGCTTCGCCTTCTTTTACATACTTGTGTGCGTATACAGTGATCTTGCCGTTCTGGCTGTAAAATTCCAATGCTTCGAAACCATTGCTGGCTTTCTTAGAACTGTATGAACTGTCGAACATACGGAACGCAACTTGCTCATTAGATAATGACTGCCATACACTTGGGTTAACGTAGATGGATACATCTTCGCTCAATCCACGTGCTGCTGCTGTTGCAACTCCAGCTTGAATCTTAGCAAGTGTCAACGCGCCAGAGACTGCTGATGTGTTTGCTTTCCATAGCGAGTAAACTGCTGCGTCAATGCCGAACAATGTACCTGTGTTGGTCATGATTTTGTCTAGTCCAACTGCTTCGTCTGCACCATCGCTACCTGCGCTATAGAAACGCAACCAACCACCAACTTCACCTGCTTCTACTGCTGTAATGTCGCCTGCTGCACCAGTAACAGTAATTGATTTACCAACTACGTCAATTGATGCTACAACTAATGGAGCGGCTGTGTTTAAGTGTGCTGCGGCTGAGCTATATGCGTCCAACGATGCACCTTCCAACGGTGTCCACAAACCAGCAGACCACTGTCCAGCTGCAAATGTGATGGTTGTCGATGTTGCGGATACGTTTGTAGCCAATAGCATTTCACCTAAGCCTGTTGCTGCCTGACCGTATAGCAAAGCCATTTCGATTCTACGACCAAAGGATTCCATAGCGTCTTGCATAACAAGTGCTGTAGCTTCTTTGAAACTGTTTGCGTTGTTCGAACGCGATACTGCTTCGTACGAAATGCCACTGTTTTCGATGATTTGGAATGCTCCTAACGATGCATTACGTGTCTTCATTGAACTTGGTACTTCGATAGCAAACGCACCATTATCTGGGCGGCTATATGTAAAGCCTTGTTCCGAGCGTACAATAACCGGTTGGTTATAAGTGAGACCAAGTAAGTGCTCGCGTCCTTGGAATTTGATTGCTTTAACTAAAAGACTTTCGTCTGGGATTAAGTTAATAAGGTCGGAAGCATAAACTTCCTTAAATAGACCATTTAGGTCTGTTGTTGTGGTTCCAGCCATGATATAATTCTCCTTGAATAATGGCGTTAATAAAAATTACTCTATTTGTACCAGTTTTCCAATTTGTGGAGTTTACCCTCGGGGCTCGTAAAATCTTCTAACTAAGTGTTTGTTATAGATTCGAATGTACCCTTAGGCTTTCGAATCTATAACTGTATTTATACAAATGGTTACTTTCTCTTAAAGTATTCCCTTGGAGATACTACTTTCTTGTCCTTATCACGTGGTTGAATGTTAGTGTTAACCGACTTTGGTACTACTCTTTCTTTCATTCCGCTGCTTAGTGTAGACTTTGCTACCTTACGCATTGTATCTGCACCTAAGAACATTTCTATTTGCTGTTCTGACATACCACCCATAAAGGATTTAAAGTCTGTTACATAATCGTTACGCACATACTCAATTACATCCTTTGGAGTTACATCATTGTAACCTGCTTGCAATGCTGCCTGCATATAGTACGCGATACGACCAACTGTACGCTCTGTTCTCGGTAATCCAGCAGTTTCCAGTGTTCCAACAATTTCTTGCTGGATGTGCTCTGTATAACGTGCCATTTCTGTTTCAGTTTGTTCGCGTTCATACTCTTCTCTTGCAGACTTTTCACTTAGTTGATACTGTTCCAATTGACGCTTATAGTCTCTAAGTTCTTTTTGATCTTTACTAAGCATTGCTTCGTCTAAATCGTCTTGAATTACAGACTCGGCAAATGCGCGTGCATCCTTACCAAGTAACTTGAATGCTTCGCGTGGATTATCGCGGAAAATGCTTAATACTTTCTCTGCTTCCTTACGTGTCATCCCTGCTTCCTGCATCTTCTTCTCTGCTGCCTTATTATGGCTATAGCCTCGACGCAGTTCGTCCTCGTCTACCTCCATTTCGCTACCATCGACTGTTACCTTATACATACGCTTAAGAGTTTCTGCTTTAGTTTCTCCTGGTGCTGCACCTGGTACATTGTTTGTTGGCTGGTTCTTAGACTGCGAGCCAACTCCTTGTGGTTCGTTTGATGTTTCTGAACTTACTTCTGTGTTTACTACGTTTTCTTCCATTATCGTCCTTTGCTTAGATTATGGTTGGGTGCTCCATTATGGTTTACACCCAAATTTTGGGTTATACTGGTTGTGCCAGTTCTGGTCTTTCGCCTGTTAAAGCGTTTGCTGGTGAATTTGGCATGTTTACCTTACTTGCCTTCTCTTGCACTTGCGGATTAGGTCCGTTACTTGCACTCATCGTAGTAGCGGCTGCTTGGTTATTTCCAATTTGCTGTTGTTGTGGCATACCACTTGGTGCTGCACCTGGTAAGCTTGGCTGGTTAGTAAGCATACGGAAATTTTGATACATCGGGTCACTTAACATCATGATGTGCTCTTGAATGTGTTGTGCCAACATACCAAACCTTTCCGGATCCATCCTAATCTGCGGATCACTTGCAAGTGCTGTGTGTTCCTGTATGTGTAAAATATGCTCGTCTGTAAACAATACTGGAACTTGCTCTCCATCCAATAACAGTTCGTTCTCGCTTGCTAAGTTAAGCAATACACTTGTTGGGCCTTGTATCATTGGTTCCAACGATCCTGTTTCTAATACCATTAGATACTCTGCTGCTGTAGTAATAATTTGATTCTGCAATAAATCCTGTGCAATACTTAGTCTACCTGAAACTGTTTTGCTTAGTGGATTACCTGCCTGTACCTGTACTCTACTAATTCCACTAATGTCTTCATTTGTGAAACTCTGTTGTACAATACCTTTATTACGTTTGCCAGCAATTTGGATAATACGCGGTGTATTAGCATAGTCTTGCATGATTTGAATAGTAGCAGTGCCTACATCTTCCAATAGTTGTATGTATGACTGTTGTAACGGAGCATTGAATTGTATTGCCATAGATTGAACTAATGCAAGTGCCGAACCAGACTTTAGTGATGCTTCTGGGTTACCACGACTTACACTATTAACACCCGAGATTGTTTCCATATCCTGTTGCAATTGTAACATTGCTTTAAACAGCCCATCCGGTGCTGTTGGCATAATCATTACTTCTGGTTTGCCGCTTTGTGCATTATAGCTGATTGCTTGAAACCCCTGGCTTAGTGTGTCCGCCATAATGTTACTACCAGTTGGCAATAGAATTTTAGGAATACTAAAGTTTTCGTTAATTGAAAGAATTGTACTATAGTGCGCATCTAACATTTCCTGTAACGGAAGTAAGTCTAAGCTAACAGACATACCCATTGGAGTGCCTGGTTGGTCATTTGCTACAATTCTATGTATTGGCAAGTGCTTATAAAGCAGAATGCTGTCTGTTAATACTGTGCCGTCTGGTAACATAGTAATTTGTCTACCTTCTGGGCATGCCGGGGACTTTACGTGGTAGAAATTCAGCACACTAATAAGATCAGTTTCTATACTTCTATCCATAAACTGCCCAGCCATGTAGTGGTTAACATTGCTTACACCTAAGTTACAGTCGATAATCTCATCCTGATACTCTGTATAACGTTTAGCAAGATCATACTTGTTCTCATATGTGCGTAATACAATCCACGAACGCTGGCTGAAGTGCTTAAGGTTTGGATCACGTACTACGTCTACTGGCTCATGACTGGAATACTTAATATCACCGTCGTGGCGTTTTTCACCAGTGTCTTGGTCTTGTGCAATTGCATTACCGGCTTGTGGTTCCCAGCGTTCACTAACGAAACCCTCGGTAAACAACAATGCATTTCGTGTTGCATCTCGTAAGTGACGTTCTACACGCTTTTCGCGCATCATATAATCCAATACACCTGCTGCAATAATAGTTTGCTTTTGGCTTGAACTATCACTGTTAGTGCTTTGTGGTTGCCAAGCAGGACGGTCTGTAATGGATAGTGTTTGGATATGTTCCAGTAAATTACGGAAGTGATTTACTTTAATTGTCCTATACTCGTTACTTTCGCCTGCCATAATTGTTTGACCAGCAACATACCTGTTTGGATTGTATGCATAGTAAAGTTTTCTCCAGTTCTCGAACCAGTTACTTGTTTTGCAGAATGTCCAATAATCGTCGCAACGCTTAAGAATTTCATCAGCACATTCCCTTGTAGGTGCCGCTGCAAAATATTTAAGTGCCCAATCGTCTTCCACTTGTTTGTCGTACAGATCTTCATCTAAGTTTTCGTCCACTATGGGATCGTTATTACCAAATTGTTCCATCATTTACCCTTAATTGCAAGCTGTAACTTAAGAGATTCGAGTTCCGTTTTGGTGATCGCGATGGTCTCCCATGTTTTGTTTATCCGCTCATCGAATTGTTTGTGCAACTCTTTAGCGGCAACAGCAAGTGCAGCATCAGCTGCTCCATTATTTATAGAGTTTCTTAGGTTAATTTCTAATTGCCGCTGATCTAGATACTTATTAAGCAAGTAGAAACTCAATGCTGCAACTATTAGTAATACTAATGGCCAAACAATGAAACTCATTTGTTTTCCTGTTTTGCATATTCTTCCTGCGAACGTTTGTCGTATGCTTCTTGTGCTTCGACAAATGCTTGCTTACCGAATTGTGCAAGTGTAATAGTTGGATAGTTTGGATCTACTACTTTACTTTCAGTTACGACGCCGTCCTCAACTGTAATTGACTCCAATCCATACATACCCATTGGTGCGCGTGTTACTCTGTGGAATATTCCACTTACCTTTACTTTCTCTTTTTTCATACTAATTCTCCTTCTCTTTTAAGTTTCGCTCTAAGTTGTGTTAATGTTCCGCTCCAATAATTTGTACATTTTGCTGTACTTTTAAGTGGAGGGTCTCCCCTAGTTGTTACTGGTCTATTCCTCTGTGTTGACTCTTTATTACATGCTACACAAGCACTGGAACTCTTTAATCGTATCGAATAACCGTCGTCATTTACGTGACCGTTAACACAAGGCTTACCTAAATAGTGTGTGTGCTTTAGTGACATGGTTCATCTGTTGTTCTGTTGATTAAATTGATAGCATCGAATACAAGTTTGGATAATGCTACATCCTCTGCATTGTCCTCACCATATAATGCAACACTAATTGTATATAATAGTGGTTGAACAACTGCGACATAATCCTCGAGCTCTTGTTTACGTTCTAATATATTATCCAATACTTCTTTAGCAATTTCGCTTGCTTCTAATGTTTTAATAGTTTCTACTAATGATGGTAGCTTTTTCATCTTATCTCCTAAAACTCATACCCTTACGTGGGTTGAATATTTGTTGTAATTCTCCAATTTGACCAGTATGCTTATTTTGTATCAGCGGATCAATAAAATGTGTATGTATGTTTGCATTTCTAATTAGAGGTAACGGATCACTTGTTTCGTCTACATTGCGAATTAAGTATATAAGTGCGGCACAGTGGTCATAGTGACCGTATATCTTACTACGTGCAAACTTATCGCGTGATTTAGCCCACCAAGCACTTGCTGCACTTCTAAGTACAAACTCTGCAGCTGGTAGAAACTCTATGCGTTCGTCGAATATCCAGTCCCGCACTTTTTGTACCATTTGACTTTCTAACTTACTCTTGCTTGTACTTACGAATGGTAGACCATATGTGTTAATCATTTCCTGTTGAATAAGCACATTGTTACTATCGCATATGTAACGTATGTCTTTGCGATGTTCTGTAGTAGGCCAGAGTTCCTTTACCTTATCCTTAATGGCTATTGCAATTCTACCACTGCTTATTTCAGCACCACTTAGATCTAAATGGTCTTCTACAATTACAGACTTGGCACGATAATCATAGTAAGCAAATATAACTGCGGTCTTGTCTTTACCGCCCCAATCGACAACCACATACTTGGTATAGTACTGATGCAGGTCATCTACGATTTCGCGTGTTTTTTGTAGTATTTTGAGGCTTACTTCGTGTGTTAGCTCTGGTATCACTTGTAGACTTGATTCAGCGATACGCTGACATTCGTACTCACGTTTGAATAGTGTTGTATCCTGTCCTCTACAATCCTGTATAATTTTGTTTAGTTGCTTTTCAGTTAAGGACTTATCGTCGTGAATTGTATATGTGCTAATGTGTCCAGACTCTTCGTGGTCTTTTAGAATATCTTGGTAAGGATGATCTAAGTTCTCGGGTGGTGTAGATGCAAAGATAAGTTTACCACCCGTTGTTTTCAACATAGGTGTTACAGATGGTAGAACACCAATGTCTAAGTCTGCCATGAATCCTGCTTCGTCTAATAATACTTGATGTGCTTTACCACCGCGTAAGTTAGCATAGTTCTTATTGTCAGTTCCTGCAAGTCTAATACGGCTACCATTGCTGAATGCTAATGCACTACCGTCCAGCACTGGAATAAGTTCCTTTGGTGCATCTGCGAATATAGTGCGAAATGTGGCTTCTGTTACAATTTCTATTACTTGGCTCTTAAGTGGTGCAATGTACGCAATGGTGGTGTAAGGTTCTCTTAGACACTCTTCTACTGCTATTGTAAACATGATAAACGACTTTCCGAATTGTCTCGCACAGTCAATTACATAACTGTTACTGTCTATATCGTCACTTGCTAGAACTTCTCTAATTTTGTCGTAGATGGGTCGTTGATGTGGATACAACAGATGGCGAAGGATTCCTCTATGGAAGAGTTCCTCTTTAATTTGCTGTTTAGTTAAGGTTATCTTCGCCATCGTCGAACTCGATACTTTCTATTAGTTCAGCATCACTTATATTTCCGGCTGGACGTGTAGATAACTCCAGTTTAATCTCTTGGCGTTGAATTTCACCTGATAACAACTTATCTAAGTGAATAGCGGCATTTAAATTGCCCGCTTCAGCATGTTGATATATCATTGCACGCACTCTGGACCCACATTCCGCACGACCATCATTAAAAGCGCTCAAGAACGCAGGGTTATCTAATATAGTCATTTCAGTAGTAGAATATACTCCAGCAATGTTTTTCATGCTGATACCAGCTTTCGCTAAGTTGAATACTTCTTCTGATCGCATAATCAGCTTAGGCTTTTGACCAGTTTCTTTCCAAGCAATAAGTTCGTTAATGCTCATATGAAATGGATTGTCGCGTTTGAAGTTGCCAGTTGTTTCTACTGGCATGAATGTATCTGCCTTGCGTCCGCCCGCTGGAGAATATTTCTTCTTTGGTTTTTCTTCTTCTGACATGTATCTTCCTGCTACTGGTTTACAGGTTAGTTTGTTGCTCTATGATTAGTTTACAACACGCTTATTTATCTCATTGCAAAAATTGTAGTCGTTAAAAAGCCAACACAACAGTCCCTAAGGTAAAGGGAGCCGAAGTGTTGGCAGAATCTAAAGGATTATTATGACTTATTTACGCTATTATTTACCTCTCATGTAGCCAAGCAATGCTAAGCATAGTTGTCATTGGATTTTTCACGTTTTTTGGCGTATTTGACACCTGCTTGCACGTTATAGATACTCAACTGCTTACTGCTTTTGTTCTGTATGCGAATCATCTCCATCAAAAATATCCAATTGGGTTCGAAAGTCTTCTACAGTCCATCCATTCTCGATAATATATGCATCCGAGTATTCATCGAACTTGTCCTCTATCAGTTTCATTCGGGCTTGTTCTTTATATGACAATGTTCGCAAGTGATCTAACATTTCTTTAAATTCTTTCATTTTGATTCCTTTAGTTGTTTGTTTAACTACTGCCAATATTTACTGCCAATTAATCATACTAGAAGTGCTGGTGATTTTCTGTTGTTGTTGCTATCGCTAAATGTTGCATAATTAAAAAATAGCACGAAATAGCACGATTAGCACGGGTAGCACACCACGCGTACACGCATACATATATATATAAGAATACATAACAAAACTTCGTATTAGCATATGCCATGCTACTTTGCTACTTTTCACTCAAATCACCTCTAAGAATGTTGTTTTTATTGGGTTTTTCGTGATTTTTACCCGTGCTACTATGCGTGCAACTTTTGCATGCTACTTTTTAAAAGTTGCACTTGTTAGAGTTTTCTTTTTGTCGAATACTAACCCGTGAATTTCAACATAATACCTTAAAATATCTACTCGTTGTTGAGACGATAAATTCTCATCGTTGATAGTATTTTCCAAAAATCTTCTATAACTTTGTGCTTGTGATCTATTCATTTTCGTTCTCCTCTTCTATTCTGTCTTCTTCCCTACCTTCTATTTCCGCCCATACTCGTTTCTTATTATCTCTTGATAATGCTCTCCATCCACGATGCGATCTCTGCGTTATCTTACTCTTAGTAGGTTTGTCTTTTTCATCGCCGGAGGCTTTGTAATCCGCCTCCATCTTCCACCACAACTTACGTATTTTTTCTGCATGCTCCACAATTGGATCCACAACTTCTTTCCCATCAATTTGTAAATCCTGCCTCTGTTTTAAAAACCACATTGCTAATTTACATCCTGCCTCTGCATATTTAATATTAATGGTTTTATGTTCGTCGAATATAGCAAATGTAGCAGCCAACCTAACTGCGTGTTCGTACAACCTGGATATAAAGTTTTGATACTCTATGTTACATGGATCATGCATTGCAGCGCCCATTTTATTATAGAAGTCTATCATAACTTGTTCTGCACCGTCTTTCTTATCGAACTCTATTAAATCGAGTATCAATTGATTTGGCTCAACATCTTGATTATATTGAGCCGCTGCTGCATGTTGTTTTATTTGGGTTTTTATAACCTTTTGCAACAAATGTAGTATCTTATCATGGAATGGATCAAGTGCTGCCTGGGTGTGTTTAATACTACTTAGGGAGGCGGATGTTACATATGGTTTTTTAAATAGTTCTGCTTGAGTGATAAGAATGCGGTTTGTGAAACCTTGATCCTTATATCTGTTATCTACGAGAAACCCAGCCATTTGTTGTTGTAATAACATCAACATATTAAACCGTCTATCGGTAAGTTCCACATTATCATCCTCTATACCTGTATTGCGTTCGATTTTTTCCCCCGACCACAGTTTCGACAACATACTAATCATTTCCATAGACTTATTACTATCTTGGAAACTGTGACTGTTAAAGAACTCCGCTGCGTCTGTATTAAGCAAACATGAGAACGGCACACCTCTGAGCGTATTGATGATACCATTTGTTGTTCCTTTCTCGATACGCACTTTATGTCCGCGTGGGCGTTCAGGTAATGTTGGATAAGGTAATGTTGGGTCTTTTACTACTGCTTCGACATCTTTAAGATATTTTTTCTTATCTACCAGGTATGCTGTTATATCTTGTTTCGTTGCCAACTTTTGTTGCTTCTCGAAATCCTTAATGCCGTCGAGTGTGTAGTCGGTAACACCCGATTTCATCCCACCACTTGGCACAAGTATCATAAAGTATTCAGACACAGGACATCGTTTCCACATAAGAGGGTTGGCGTCATTTAATCCTTGTGTTGCAAAGTTGGCGATAGACAATACTATGGGGATGGTCATCTCGTCCGGTGCGTTTGTTAGTTTCCCCAGTGCATCTACTGTATCTATTATTAGTTGTGGCAATAATGCCTTTGTCGTTTTATCTATCATTTCCATCCTTCATCTTTATACATATCCCATATCTTCTGTTTTGATTCTAATTCTGTGCTGCACGGTGTGTTATTAAACACATTTGAGTACTCGTCTGTGTCCTTTTCAACTAACCAGTAGTAACTGTTGTTAACTTCTGTTATTGATAGCCTATCTTTGCCTAACTTTCTAAATGTATTTTGTTCAGATTCGTGCCATCCGTTTACATAAAAGTTCTTCCTGCTTGTTGCTAACTTTTTAAGTTCTTCTTCTCTGGCACTACCGACACCTTTATACTCCTCTGACATTTTTTCAGCACAGTCACACCCTGTGCTTATTGCTCCTATTTCCAGGTGTTCCATTGTGTGCTTGTACCGAACTACAGGATTGCTGCACATCTCACATTTGAAATAATTGCCCTCACCTAAGTCTTCTATATTTGTGTTAATCCACCCTTTGTGTGGGTAACCTCCCTTCCATATAAACGCACTCATAGCAACTCCGCCTCAGTTAATGCTTCGATAACGTCAATATACTTCTCGGTTGCCAATACGAAGTCACACCACTTGTCATCAATCTTATCTGACACCACACCCGCATCTTTAAAATCCTTTTTGTAGTCGAACGGGATATTGCCTTTCAGTTGTATCCATTCAGGGTTTGTGACTTGTAAGTGTTTCAGTGGGTGATTATCAATGTCTTCTGTTCTCACCTCGAAGTGTTTTTCCTCGTTGTTCCACTTAGCACCAGATGCTTTAGCATGTTCCTTCTCTGGTGCTGGTATCCTAAGTATGTATAGTTCACCTTTAGTGGAATTGTTTGCTTTCATTGCTCTTGCTATTTCTAATAATTTACTCATTTTGTTTCCTTTTTAGTTTATTCATTAAATTGTCCATAAAGTTTTGGTCTTTATACTTCGCTTGTTTTCTATACCTCGGATTGTGTTGTCGAATCATAAAGTATAGCGTGCCGATGGATATGTCATCCCTTGTACGACCTGCTATCATCACTTCATATTTCCCGGCCAACCTGCTATCATCCCATCTGCTCCTCATGAGTTGGATTGTATCTGCTTCGCTGCACTCACTAAGCACTGCCCATGTGACATCGCGTCGCACATCGTAAGGCAGCGAAGGGTAATACTTGTGCAGTTCGTCTAAAATTTCGCCAATTTCTTTCGAATTTAGCGGTGTAGATGACCCGCTATATACTTGCGGTGCAGGCCTCGCCGCAAGTATAGCACCCCGTGCAATATATGCCTCTACAACACCCTCTGATGTTAACACTCTGCCTGTTGTTTCTTTCTTAACAGCGTTGATAGTTCCAAAGAACAACCTTGCCGGATCTTTACAACTAATGTCGGCCGCACCATGCACTGCGAGTAGACTTTCGTATAATACTCTCATGTCTTCTGCAACTGTGATAGGTGATTCCAACATATACACTAACCTGAATCTGTTATCTGTATCTGTATGCGACGGTGTTGTATAATATCCACTTCCGTATTTTTGATAAAACTCGTGCGTTTCTAACTGCTTTATTGACATGCCTTTATCAATATCGACCAATGCTAATTGTTGTGACACAAAGTCTGTTTCGATCCGGTGATCTGTTTTTAGTGCGCAGGTCATGGCGTGACCGAGTGTAGTGAGCACCTCAAACACTTCGTCGAATTCGAACTCACCTGTTACCCATCCGTGACTTAGATAGACTCGCTGTCCATTTATAGTAGCGATCCTATTATCATCGAATATGGGCTTACCGATTATTTTTGGATGAAAACTTATTAACATTGTTCCTCCTCGTAATAAGCACGACTTCTGCACAGTGACTTATGGATGGCATTTTTAACTCCAGAGTTATGGATATAAATTAAACCCCAGAAGTTATTATCTTTTTCTTGTCGCAGGGGCACCATACTTGCTATGGGCGGAAGTTCGGGATCTCACTCCTTTACTCAATCGAAAGCCCCAGTGAAGGGGCGATCGAAAGTGAGATTTTGCGACAAGAAACGAAGCAAGAACTGCTTCAGCCGAAAAGGCCAATAAAGGCCGATTCGGGGTTTCAGATTTTAACTCAGACTACATATAGCAAGAACTGCTACATGCATATTTATACACTACTCAGTCAAATCAGTCAACTTACCGAGTTACTTTCTGAACTTTTTACCCAAAGTCGTGTACAAGTAATCCATCATTTTCTTTCTACCAACCCATGCCTCATACGACTGTGTTTTCATCTCTACACCGTCCAATGTAACTTTAGCCACAGTCCTGCATTTATTTTTTAGCACATCCACCAGATATTGTTCTTTACTTAGGTCCATATTTTCTCCCAACTTATTATGTTATTATTATTATTATTTATCACGATTGCCCACTATTGATAAATAATACAGATAACTACACGAAAGGGCAAGTAAATGGATAACTTCGAAGAAGCAATTGCAGCGTACACACAAAAGAAAGAATCTGTGATAACAGAATACACCACTATGCAAATCAACACACGCACTATAGACATTCGCAAATATAAAGGTAATAAAGTATTACCACCTGGATGCACTCACGTCAAACCAATGCGGGACACTCCACTGAAACGATGCAGAGTAATCACACCAGACGGAATATATGAATCCATTATCGCTGCGGCAGAGTTTTACGGCGTTACCCCAGCGGCGATAGCACATAGATGTGGTCATTGGACAAAACATAATTTTTATTACGAGGACATAAATGAATAAGAAACCAGGAAGAAAACCAGGATTCGTGGTAAGTGATGAATCGAAGCTACAAGCAAGAAACTCAAACCCGTATAAAGTTCGTGTGAAAACTGCATTAGGTGAGTTTTTGGGGTACGAAGATGCTGCTACAGCACACGGCATTACACCCTCTTTGATAAAACATAGATGCCAAAAAGGAGCACATCAACGCGAAATTGGAAAACTACGAGACATAGAAAGCAATAGGGGCAAACAGCCATTTGATTGCCGTGAATACTTTTCATACACATATAAGAAAATCATCCGACCAGTTAAGACCCCGCACGGAGAGTTTCTGAGTGTTACCGCCGCTGCAAAATTTGAAGGCGTGACAAGTGCAGCAATTTGTCATAAACTAAAGCGTAGTAATACCGAATATTTTTACTTAGGAGAATAATATGGCCACCAGAGACGACTATAGGAAGGGAATGGACTTAGACTTAGACAAATACATTCACCAAGGAATAACGAATGTTCCATACACCCACTCACCATCAGCACAAGACTTACAGTCATCTATTCTACAAAAAGAAAACGAACTGCGCATACTTAAAAGAAAGTATGAACAGAAACTGATGAGCGAAGTATTATCTGGTCCTACACGCTATGAAATGCAACAACACGAATCACTTCGCAATGCTTGGAATGAATACTTAGCTATTCGCGCATTGTTGGGATTGGAGTTGGGATGACTCCGTCCGCTAAGAGAGCCAAAGGAACACAGTTATGCGAATGGGTGGCAGATAAAATTCGCGAAGTGTTTTCTGAGTTGCCAGCAGATTGTGTCATAGTGCCGAAATCTAGTGCTCATGGGGAAGATTTGCAATTCAGTGCTGAACTGGAAGCCATGCTAAACATTTCAGTGGAATGTAAAAACCAACGAAGTTATGGTCATGCTTATAAAGATATGGAACAATGCGTAAAGAACAGTAAAGGTAAGACACCGATACTGATAGTAAAGGCTCCATATAAAGAGCCGTTGGTAATCATGCGTTGGGCTGATTATCAAAACACATTAGGAGAATAAAATGAACGAAATCAATTGGAGTAAAGTATAATGTGGCCATTTAAGAAAACAAACTACGTACAGCAAGAACTTGCAGATAAGCAACTTGACCTAATCGCACGTATAGATGAATCACTTGTTGCAGCACATATCGATAAGGTGTTTGCGGGTAAAATGCTTATAAAGACTACAGTAGTTCCGTTCATAAGTACACTACTACCCACGGACACTATTAGGCGTAGAATTTCGCTTGAATATAGCGAATCCTACATACCCCGCAGCGTTGCGTTTATAGTTGACAGTTACGGAAATTGGATATTCCTATATGCTGTGCGTAGTGAGGTAGGAAGTACGGAATTGGTATGCACAATGTTCGTGGAATTGCTTACACGAACAAATAATGCACGTTCAGCTTAAATATGTCCGTATTTCGCGATGTGGCTCCCAACTGCAACAAAACTCGGGCCGCCAAGCAGTAGTACAATAAAAATCACTCCGGCAAAAAAGCCGTATCGCAATAATACCCATCCGAAAAGGGATATTACAGCAATCATTCCTAATATAAAAAGTATCATAAACAACATATAGTCCTTTGTGTGTGTATATGCTTCTACTATAACGCCTGTTTAGCGGTTTGTAAAGCGGTTTATTTTGTCCAATCCACTTTATCCAGGCGCCACGTCCTTTTTATACCCTTTAGGATCTTTTAATGCTTTTGCTAAATCGTCCATTGATTCGTTGGACGACCTAGACTGTGGTCCGGTGTAACCATCGTCGACCATACCCATTACATTTGGATTATTGGACTGACCAGTACGTGTACTAATCATCTTACCACCTTCATAACGTGCAGTTGGTAATGCAGTTTCAGTTGCTTCTCTAACAACACTTTCAGTATTACTTACAGCACGGCCAGTAGGAGTTGAAGTTGCATTCATTGCAGCAACACGTTGAGCATTTTCACCACCGCTTGCCGTTGCTTGTTCCATTTGTTGAGCAGTTTGCTTAACTGCTGGATTACTTGCACCACGTGCCTTTGTTAAGTAATTTGCCATTTGGTCAAATGCAGCAGATTCCTTTGCTGACCCCATTGGAGCACGTTCTGGCCATGTTTGTGGTGTTGGTTGTGTAGGAGCTACTGCTGGTTCCGGTGTTGGAGCAACAGGCTTACGCTGCGGCATAACTGAACCACTTTTGTTAATTGTATATTCGTAGTTAGGATTAGCAGGACCACTTGGAATAATTGATTCCTTAGGTGTAGTAGCACTTGGTGTTACTGGAGGTGTTGGAGGTGTCGTTGAACTTAATGAGGGACCACCGCTTGGCTTGCCACGCATTGTTTGTTCTAATGCTCCACCAGCACGGCCCATCATTTGAATTCCTTTACCCGCTCCCATACCGGTTAAACCACCAGCTGCAGAAATCATTGCTGAACTATATGGGTCAGTTCTCCAATCCTCGGGTGTAATGCCGGGTCCACCCATAGCACCACTAACTGAAGGGCTAATAGCTCCACCTAATCCACCAACTGTTACGGGACCAAGTTTACCAGTTACAGTAGGTGCAAGGTCTTTGTAGTTTTGTAGAAATTCTTTTACTTTAGGGAATTGAGTTACTTTACCACCGCCAGCAGCAACAACAGGAACTGCACCGCCAACTGCTGCACCAGTAACACCACCTATGTTAGCAGCACGTGGTACGTCTTGAACAGTTTCGGCACTGCCGGCACCTTGTCCACTGCCCATTAATCCACCAACAAGTGCTGATTCAGCAATACGGCTTCCTATGTTTGTTACGCCCTTAGTTAGTGCATTTGTGCCTTTTGCTAATGCACTTGCAGGAGTAAAAGCACCAGCAACTTGGCCAGTTGCCCAACTAAGCGGATTGTCTCTGGCAAATTCACCCTTTTGTGCCCGTGCTTGGTCTCGTGCTTTAGTATAACGATCACCCATATTACCGTCACCGAAAGGGTTTAATGCACTCATAGCACCACGGACTTCATCATCAAATCCAAGCATAGCTGAGTCTTGTACTGCACGCAAGCCAGTCATTATAGGGTTTGTTTGGCCTACAACTTGGTCATTTGCACCCCAATTGTCGACAACTTCATCATCTTTACCCCAATTATTATCTGCCATAATTATCCCTTAATTTTTGTAACGCCGTCTCTTATATATTGCGAACCTTTAGGTAATGCATCATACGCTTCACGTGTAGTTATAGTTGGAACACTACCTTTACTTTGCACTGTAGGAGTTTGCGGTGTAACTGTTTGACTTGGATTTACACCAGCACGGCTTTGTTCAGCAACATCCTTACGTACTTTAATTGAACTTTGTACATCACGCTCGATAGCATCTAACATAGTAACAAGTTGTGGACCAGTTAGCGAACTTA